TCATGGAAATAAGCCTCCATAGCCTTCCAGTCGCAGCCTAAGTCAGTCTCCTCAACCCCCACAAATTTTTAACTTTTCCCCAATTTTTTTCGTTATACTAGCCTTTACAAAGTTTAAAAAACCTGAATATAATTTTTACAAATGGCAATGAGCTTATTGCGCACCGCACCATAGGAATTACATGGATAGAAGTAAAATCAGACCTGAGACTATTGAGCTCTTGGATAAGATAGTGGACGAGGAGACTGACTTAGGCTGCGACTGGAAGGCTATGGAGGCTTATTTCCATGAAAAGATGTTTAGGGTTGCTCTTTCAAAATGCGGCTCATACAGGCGTGCAGCGACTAGAATCGGCATGACTGATTTTCCTATTCTGCAATATTTGGCGAAGCGAGACAAATTAAATGAGAAATCGTTTTAATGATCCATTATTTAAGTGGTGTCTTTTATTTTTTTTTATAATATATTTTTTCTTTTTATTAATTTTACTTTTTTTCCGGGGGGATTAAGTGGCTTTAGAGACTTTAAAAGGAATTAAGAATATAGGTGGTTTTGAGCTTGCGCGTGTAAAGTGGGGTTCTCCTTCGGGCAATCATCTTGAGCTCAACGAGTTTCATAATTCTATTACCTTCAGGCTTCAACAAGGTCCAGTTAAGGAGCGCGGTGTTAACGGTTGTCAGGTTGATACTCTCATTTCCGCAGCTAGGGAAATCATAGGCGGTTTGAACGATAATTTTCCTTGTGATGAGAACAAGGACGCTATGGGGCATTTAAGTTGTGCTTTGAAGTCTTTGGCGAGTAGAAAAGATGATAGGATACGAAGAGGAGTTGAGGGGGAAAGCAAGGCATGAAACTAACTAAGCAACAAATGGGTTTTGTACTTTCGTGTCTTTTATGGGTTCGGCAAATCGGTTGGAGTTTCTCAGTTTGTTCTGAGAAGTCAAAAGAGGAAATGGGTCCAGTTTTAAAGTACTGGCCTGAAGTTTGTGATTTTAAACTTGATGATTTAGCGCCAAAGAAGAAATCAGCCGAAGAGGTTCAAGAAGTTACGGAAGAAGTTAAACCTCCCAGAAGGCGTAAAGTGAGATCAAGAGTATGACTTTAGACTTGGTTCAATTAACATTTGACTGTTTGTTTTGGATCTGGGCTATTTTCATGACTCGGGAGCTTTACAAATTAAAAAAGTAAATCCATTTAAAAAGCCAGTGTTAATTTCAGGTCGAGCTTTAAGGCGATTGGAAAAGAGGGAAGATGCCAAAAAGAATATACAAAATAAAAATAGACAACCCCAACACAAATCAAACAGTGTCAATAGAGGGGATTGAAATATCAATTCCAGAGCCTTTAAAGGATCCTTACTTTGTCCAGTTAAGACAAGCTGAGGCCGAAAGAGATGATCTTCTAGACCGTTATGCTAGATTAACAAAAAGACATGGTGCTTTAATTAAATATGTAGACAGGCTTGAAGCAGATGCCAAAAAAGACTAAGAAGAAATCAAAAGAAATCGGCTTTTCAAGACCTCCGTGGGCGAGTGAGCTTTTTTCCAAAGAGTCTAAGGAAAAGTTCGATGAGCTTCCCGGTTTTAAGAGGCAGTTCATAAGTCAGTTTCTTAGTCATGGAAACATGCAACTTGCAGCGAAACAGGCCAACATAAATATATCTAGATCAGCGAACGAGCACTTAATGGCTTCGGAAAAACGTGCTTTCAAGGACATTTTAGTTGATATGGGTTTAAACAGTGAGCGGCTTGGACTTTATTTAATTGAGAGCATTGAAGCTAAGGACATTGTAGTCGGCAAGGACGGAGAGTTTAAGGAAAGAATAGATCATAAATCTAGGCTAAGAGCTATCGACATGGTTTTGAAATTAAGGGGAGAATACAATGTTGGTTTCCCTGGCACAAAAGTTCCTGGAGCTGTTGACTTGTTTGAAGATGTTGATGTGGATAAGGATGATTAAATGCGCTATTTTGACAAATTTCGCACTTATGAGGTGATTAATGAAAAAAATATATGCAATTGATATGGACACATATAAACAAAGTTATCGGGAGTATTGGTCTAGCGTTGATCTTGCTATAGAAAAATTACCTCTATGTAAACGATTTCACGAAACCCTTGGGTGGAGATTGCCGCATAGAAGTGAAGGCGAAGACTTTGATTGGGAATACAACAAGTCTCTTAAGCCTAAACTAGTCCGTGATGGAAATAGAATAAAAGTTACCATTCCAGGTTTCAGATGGAAAAAGTGTAAGTACAAGAAGACCCCTGAAATTAAGGAGCCTGGCAAACCATACCAAGCACCCAAGACGGAACTAATAAAGGAATGGACGGAGGATATTGAACAAGATATGGGTTTCATTGACATTTGTGAGACTGCGCTTGATACAATTTCCCCTCTTTGACACAAACGGAAGTTAATTAAGCTCCCTCTCAAACAATTCCGATTGTCCTTCCATATCTTCTAGCAGATCGTCGAAATAGCATTGAAATGCTTGCATACATTCTTCGAAAGTCATTCTTCTGGTAGATTTAATTGTAATTGTAGCATCGTGTTGACTAGAATCGGCATGTTTTTGGTTAGAAAATTCATATTCAACGAAGTGGGTTTCGCCCTCTAGTAATTTTAAAGACATTGATTACCCCTTTTTTAAGTATATTACATATTTCGTAGTTATCTGCTTTCATTTCATCATCGTTGGTAATTTCCCAGCTAGTAAAAATAAAATACAGTGCGGTTTCTTTTATAAAATAGCCCAGAACTCGGCACAGAGTTTCGTCCTTCACTCCGCCTGTGGAATGATCATAGAACTCTATCTCATATCTTTCTCCCGCCAACATTTTCATTTATACTCGCGGTCTAAGGTTGCGAGTGGGCGAGCAATCGTAGTCCAAACGCCATTTTTAACGTCTTTCATTAGCATTGCCCCTCTGAAGTGGTGATTATTTTGTGCTTTATAGATTTCGTCATGGAAATAGCAGGCTCCCATAATTACTCCCATGATAGTTGAGCCGTCTAGTTTGATTTGCCGGTCTTGTTCGAAAGCCTGTTTATGTCCGCAAACAAAGCTACAGTGTTTTTTAGTTAGAATAGCTTTAGCTGTAGTAATTGGCCGATTTGAGAACTCTTGTGAGATAAAATGAGAAAAACAAACTCCACCTAGTTGCATGATTTCTAGGAAAGGATAAACTTTGTCCCATCTTGAAAGATCCGGCATATGATTGTCGATTAGTCCTTGGAAATTAGAGGGGATTTCTTCTTTAGCTCTCAAGATTCTAAACTCATGGTTTCCCCATAGAAATATAAACTCCGGCTTCCATTTTCTGTTATTTCTTTTACCTCGTTTAATAATTTCAAAGAACTCATCTTGTGCTCTGTCTCCAACCTCAATGTCCTCTAAATATCTTCTTTCGTGAAAGGAGTTTTTGCCAAAGTCGAATGCTGATAGCGAAGGCATGTCATAAAGATCACCGCCACAGATTATTATTTCCGGTTTGAACCTTACGATGTCTTTGGCTACTAGAGGGAGTGAGGAGCGAACGCCGGTTTTTAATTGTGGATCAGAAAACCAATAAATATCCATGTAAGATATTTTAAGACTAAAGCCCTTTAAATATAACTAGACTAAAGACTAATATACTCACTTGTTGGTTTTTTGGTTTTTATATTAGCTGTGTTGGTTCTGTAATCTGTGAGGTCTCTTGCTTGTATTCTTGAGTAGAGGTCTTTTCTTTCGAAGTAGTGAATTAAGCTTTGACCGAAGATAATAAATACTAGAAAGCCGATTATTGATAGCGCTATCATTGTATTTCCTCGTTTATTTCTTCTAGTGTCCTTTCAAATTCTTTTTCTAACTTTTCAGCGCAAGTATTTGATATTCGCAAATCTTCAAGCAAAAAAGTGCGTCCATGAACTACTACGCTTTTTTCTCCACGCTTTAATGCGTCGCTAACCACACTAGCTTCAATAGCCATACACCTGTTGCTCTTTAGCATTTCTTCATCTGTAATTCTTTTAAAAGGTCCCTTCATTTCACAACCTTTAGTGTTGTTTCTTCCTCGACATAAAAGGAAACATATTTTTTTTCTGTTATCATTTTAGTCGCGTCCATAATGCCGAGCATATAAGCCGCATTATTCGGAACGTTATCTTTTTTTAAACCTTTAATTTGTTTGTCTATGTATTCGCCATCTTTTTTTGAAAAACTATACGCATCTTCTACCACTCCGAACTCCTAACCCTTCGTCCCGTGTCTTTCCTCATTATATCCCAAGCCCGTTGTGAAAGCGGATCTTCGCACTCAGCAGCTTTTTTTTCCACTTCATCATAAATGTGACTTGAGGGGTAGGTAATTTTAAGTTGTGACTTAAGCGCGTCAATGACATCGTCGTTCTTAACGCCTTTAGGATAATAAAGAATTTGATGATGCAAAGCTTGTTGATCCTTTTTTATAAATATTTCACGTTTCATAAACTTAGGTTGTAAAGCTCGAATCCTAGCGTCTTTAGAAATTCTATTATCAGTTGGCACGTCTACTAAGGGAATTGCGACATCTCTCTTTTGGGCTTCAGCTAGAATTGAAACTTTTAAAACTTGTTCTAAGCTAAACTTCTCCATTCCTACTGCCATTACCGGATCGTACTTTGCAACAATTTCAAATATTTTATCTATCAACTCATTTGGTTTCAGCTTTATAGCTAGGGCTTCAACGATGTACCAATGATTTTTATAGTCAACGGCATTAACTATTATTCCTGTAAAGTCAGACCTTGCTCCGAGTGAAATAGCCGGGTCTATAGTTATAAAATAATAACAGCCTGGAGGTTCTTTTTCGAAAAACTGAACGCACTCGGGAGTAAAATAACAAGTGTCAGCGGAAACGGCTTTGTTTAAATACTGGCAAGTAAACATATAGGTTCCTTGCGATGCTTTTTGATCGGCAAGAAATTCATGTGACAGCACTTGGGGAAAAAGTAACTCGCCATCTTCGTCAATGGCTTCCTTGCACATTATGGAGAACTGTTCGTGATCCGTGCCGTCGATATCTAGAATGTGTCCATAAAGATCGAGAGCCGAATAACGAGTGCCAATTATTATCATTTCCATTCCTGGGTCTAGAACTGACAACATCATTTTGTAAAAGTCGATTGTTTTCTGAAGTTGTTCGGGCGTGTTTATATTGTTCATTGAAACCGGATCGTCGATTATAATTAAATCGTAGTGCATTCCCGTAGTACTTTGACGCTCCAAAGATGCAGCGGAGACCGATGGCTCTTTTTTTACTCTCGTGCGTTTGTTAATTAATATTTCATCCTCATTAATATTTCATCCTCTCGCCAAATATTTTCCCTCGACTTCCAATTGCCAAAGATAGTTCTGAATTTTTGATTTTGTTCTATGTGGGTTTTGACTTCGGCTAGGAACTTTTTAGCGTTCTTTTGAGTTTCCCCTGTTATTAAAATACGCATATTAGGGTCACGAATAAGCGAAAAAAGCGTATAACCAACGGTAGTTACTGAAGATTTAAAACTCCCGCGTGGCATTAGAATGAGTTTCTTTTGTTTATCACGGCTTAAAACAAACTCACAGAGCTCTTTGTGTGGCTTGATTTCCATTTTGGAATAATCTAGGATATGCTTACAAAAGAAGTAATAGTCTGACTTTGCTCTATTTGCGATTTTTCTTAGTTTATCACTCAAAAGAATTTTCTTCCAAAAAGGGTAAAAAGTGCCAGAAATTAAATTAACAAAAAAATCTACCAAAGGTGATCTGCCTACTACTTTCGATGCTTGGGTTGAGTATGTCAATCAGGCTCATGACGAAGGCCTCAATGCTAGGAGAAGATACGAAGTCCAATGGACTCTGAATTTTTCTTATTACAAGGGTTATCAAAATTTACTCTTTGATCCAACAACAGGTGTTTTGCAGTATAAGCGCGGCGTCAATCAGCCTTTGATTGTTAATCGCATAGGTTCGTTTATTGAGTCCAGGCATTCTAAGATTACTAAGAACCGTCCAATCACAAAAGTTATCCCTAACACAAACGACCCGGAAGATTTGCGGGCTGCGAAATTTGCCAATGACACTTTAACTTATCTTTGGCGAAAAATCCGCATGGAAAACCAGTATGATCGTGCCCTAATTCAAATGCTTATTACTGGCAACACTTTCATGAAAAACACTTGGGATCCTTTAATTGGCGATAAAATCAGCGAAGATAAAATCGACACTAAAAATGATGCTATTGAATTTAACGAAAGCGGAGAAGTGGAGCAAGAAGATATTTTCCTAGGGGAAGTGAGTTCAAAGCCTCTGAACGCTTTTCAAATCATTCCTGCGAGTGAGAACATTCCTGAAGTCCGGGACCAACCTTGGATGTTGGAACGTCAATTTCTGCCTATGACTTTAGTTAAGGAAACTTATCCAGATTTAAAAGATGATATTATGCGGGCGAGTGAAGCCGATAAAACTCAGTATGAGAAAATAATGGAAAGGCTTGGCGTCCCGACTTTTTCTACTTATGGAGCTTCGAAGGACAAGCGAAGAGACTCACTCAATAACGAAGTTCTAGTTAAGACACTTTGGATCAAGCCAAATAAACAATATGAAAAAGGTCTAGTTGTAGTTGTAATTGGCAAAGAGCTTGCGCACATGAATATTTTCCCTAACGACTATGGAGATAATATTTATCCTTTCGTTCACTTTAAAGAAAAGGAAGATGGTTTTAGTTTCTGGTCTCAGAGCTCAATTGAAAGACTTATTCCAATTCAGAAAAGTATAAATACTCTTAAGCAAAAGAAAATGAAACAGGCAGTTCTAATGTCAGCGGGAAAATGGCTTTTACCAAAGGGTTCTCAAGTAAGTGAGGAAAGCATTACCGACGAAGAGGGCGAAGTTATTGAATATAATCCGGCAGTTCCTAAACCTGAACAAGCTAGACTTTCTCCGCTTCCTAATTATGTTGAAACCCTAGCAGACGAATTAATTTCTGACTTCAGAGACGCCGGAGGCCAGCGAGAAACTTCAGTAGCGCCGGGTCCTAATATTACAGCCAGTGTGGCAATGGAAACTCAAGCCGAGTTGAGTGATGAAATCCTGAGTCCACTAATTAAAAGGCTAGGCCGTTCAATGACAATCGTTGCCAACCAGCAAATGTTGCTCATGGCTAAAGAATACACAGACCCAAGAACTATAAAAATCATTGGCGAGAAAGGAATAGCTGCGGTTCAAACTATTAAGAACACGGACTTTAGAAATAATACTGACGTCCACATTGAAATCGAATCTTTGTTCCCCTCATTGCGTGGCAGAAAAGAACAGCGGGTAATAGATTTTTGGAACTTAGGTATCATTAGAGACCCTCAAAAAGTCTTAGAAGTTTTGCGTTATGGTAACTTTGATGTGTTTTTTGAAGAGGTCGAGCAACTTAGGGACACTATTCACGAGGATATCCAACAAATTAAAAAGGGCAAAGAGCCGCCTTTTCATCCATTTCAAAATCATATTGCTTATATCAAGGAACTTACGAAGTGGGTTAACACTCCTGAGTGGATGCGTTTAATACCTCAAAGAAAACAGCTATCTCTAGAAATTCTAGAACAGCATATGAAAGCAATAATGCCGAGTTTACCAGCAGGTGGAGAGCCAGAACCCTTACCAAATCAAGCGGCTACCGGAAGTGAGTTTGGTCCTATAAAGCCTGGCGGGAGGATGAAATATTAATTAACAAACGCACGAGAGTAAAAAAAGAGCCATCGGTCTCCGCTGCATCTTTGGAGCGTCAAAGTACTACGGGAATGCACTACGATTTAATTATAATCGACGATCCGGTTTCAATGAACAATATAAAC